GGTAGTTCGAACTCCGTTAAGCGAAAATATTTGGGTTGAAAAATGTGCGCGCTTCTTCCGTTCTCAGATAGATCAAAAGAGCCCTAAAAATGGCTGGTGAATATTTCTGCAACAAGGTCGAGTTCGCCCGGTTCATGGGGCTTTCAGTGCGATCTCTCGATAGGTTGATAGATCAAGGCATGCCGGTTTCTCAGAAAGGCAAGAAAGGCAAAGAGCTGAGAATTGACACCTCTACGGCTGTGACCTGGTACGTTGAGCATAAAGCGCACAGCCTCGGTTTCATTCGGCCAGATGGCGGCGAGGACATGGAGTTTGACAACAACTCCGCCCGAAACCTCGTCTACGTTGAGCAGCACAGAAAGCTCAAACTGGAGAACGATAAAACTGAAGGTGAGCTGATACCGTGCGAAGAAGTGGACATGCTTTTTAATAACGCCATCACCATGCTGGCGGGTCAGCTTGATGGCGTCGCCGGCAGAGCTTCGAGCGGTGATGCAGTACTGAGGCAAAAACTACTTGATGAACACAGACGAATCCGTGGCGCTTACGCCAATGCACTCGCAGCTTACGCAGCTGATCAGCAGGGCATCGAACCTGATGATGCCGCCGCCGAGTCGGGCGGCGTGGCAGTGGGCGAAGGATAAGCGAGAGCTTCCTCCGGGCAGCGCGGAGCCCGGCCCGTTCAACCCTCACAGAGCCCCTTGGGTTATCGGTATCACCGAGGCGATCCGTAACCCGCGCTACAACAATGTTGTCGGTGTAATGGGGTCGCAGATGTCCAAGACCGACGGCTGCATTCTCAACGCAATCGGCTGGAAACTCGACGACGATCCACAGCCGATCCTTTACATCGGCCCAACACGTAAAAACACCGAATCAATCAGTCGGGACCGCGTCGGCAAAATGATCATGGGCGTGCAAAGCCTAAAAGAAGGCCTGCTTTCCGGCAAGCAAGACAAGATAGCCGAGAAGTTTGTAAACGGCGTCAGACTGGGCTTTGGCTGGGCTGGCTCTGCAACAGAGTTGGCGTCACACCCTGCATTTTATGTATTTATTGATGAGAGAGATAGGATGGGCGGTGACGTGGAGGGTGAGGGCGACGTTAACACGTTAGCAGATGCTCGTACTGCGACATATGACGGCTGCACAGTGACAACATCAACGCCGCTCATAGGCGACGTGGAATGCATAATCGACGACGACACAGGCCTTGAGCGCTGGGATGTATCCGACAACGTTGCATCACCGACCTGGCGATTGTGGCAAGAAGGCACCCGTCATGAGTGGGCGTGGCCATGCCCTACGTGCTTCGAGTATTTTATACCAAGATTCAAGCTCTTAGCGTGGCCCGAAGATTCAACACCGCAGCAGGCATTCAAGGAATCAAGAATAACGTGCCCGCATTGCGGCGAACTGCATGATGACTCTAGGAAAGAATGGATGAATGATCGGGGCGTATTCGTAGCGCCCCGGCAAAAAATCAAGGCTCACAGCGAAGATGTTGAAGCGGTAGAAATACGAAACATTGACTCAACAGACTTATATGAGCAGATCACATACGGAGACTTTCACCCGACGGCAGAAGAGTCAACAGACGCTACGTTCTGGGTGTCTGGTCTGTGCAGCCCATGGAGATCTTACGGGCACAGAGCCCGAACGTTTCTGAACGCAGTACGGTCAAATGAGCCAGGCAGAATACAAGCTGCAATAAACACAGGCTTCGGCGAGCTATACAGGCTCTCAGGTGATGCCCCAGACTGGCAGCAACTAAGAGAGCTGATAGAAGACTACAGAGACGGTCAAGTCCCTGACGGCGTTAAGGTTGTAGTGTGCAGCGTCGATGTGCAAAAAGAATCGCTGTACTACGTCGTGCGCGGCTTCGGTGTCAATTACGAAAGCTGGCGCATCGAGGCCGGGCAGATCTTCGGAAAAACCGACCAGGATTACATCTGGAATCAACTCGCCGATCTGCTGCAGAAAAAGTTCGACGGGTTCCCGATTTACAGGATGCTCATCGACTCAGGCTACAAACCCGGCGAGAAGAGCAACCCTAAAAATCAGATTTATTACTTCTGTCGTAGGTTCCATGGCTGGGCATTCCCGATCAAAGGGCAGGAAAGAATGGATAAGCCCCTGCGACCATCAAAGATAGATGTGAACTACAGGGGGAAAATCATTAAAGGCGGCCTTCAGCTTTGGCATTTAGATTCGGACTATTTCAAAAGTTTTGTACATGCAAGGCTGGAGTGGCCAGAAGACCAACCGGGTCGATTTCATTTATCACAAGACACTGACGATGACTACCTCAAGCAAATCACCGCAGAAGCTAAGATCATCAAGCCTAGCGGCCATGTCGTCTGGGTTAAGATCCGAAAAGATAACCATTACTTTGACTGCGAATATATGAACTTTGCAGGCGCGCATATGCTGGGGGTTGAGAGATTATCTCTCGCGTCTAAATCGGCCAAGCCATCCTCAAGCGGTGGCTCATCAGGTGTTACAGTCAAGCGTAAACGTATAAAATCAAAAGGAGTTAGGCTCTAATGAGCGAAGAGCTAGATGACGCAAAGAAGCAGCTGACAGCGTGGAAAGAGGCGTCGATCCGCGTATCCAAACGCCAAAGCTACACCGTGAACGGTCGATCAATCACGTTCGCAAACACAGCAGAAATAAAAGATATGATCACCTACTGGCGCAGCGAAGTTAACAGATTAACACGCGGCGGAATCAGAGTGAGAAGGGTTAAGTTCATTGACTAAAAAACTCAAAGTAGAGCTTAATTGGCTCGATAAAACCATTATGAAGCTCGCGCCGATACACGGCCAGAAGCGATTCATGGCGCGGGCGCACATGGCAATGGCGGGCGCCTACACTGGCGCCTCAAGATCCCGTAAATCCCTGGACGGCTGGAACTCATCGGGCGGCGACGCAGACGGAGACCTGCTGCCAGACTTGCCTTATTTGCGCGAACGATCACGAGACCTATGCCGCAACAACCCATTAGCAGCCGGAGCAATCAACACAAAGGTGACCAATATTGTCGGCACCGGCTTACGAGTCCAATCACAAGTAAAAGCCAAGTTCCTCGGATTAACACCAGATCAAGCTAAAGAATTTCAGGAGAACGCCGAGCGAGAATACAATCTCTGGGCAAGCTCAACCGAATGCGATGTCGAACGAACGCAGAACTTCGCGCAAATACAAGAAACCGCGCTTCGTTCAACATTCGAAAACGGAGACGTGTTCGCGCTGTTGCCCTTTATTGAGCGCGCGCCGTTCCCCTACGGAACAAAAATACAGCTCATAGAAGCTGATCGCGCCTGCAACAAAGACTTTGAGCCTGACAGTGATAGGCTCGCCGGCGGTGTAGTCAAGGACGAGTGGGGCGCACCCGTTAAATATCAATTTATGCGCGCACACCCCGGCGACCACAAAACATCGAAGGCGCTACAATGGGATGAGCGCGATGCATTCGGCAGCACTGGCCGTAGAAACGTGCTGCATATTTACAAAAAACTCAGGCCTGGGCAAACTCGCGGCGTACCGGACTTGGCACCTGTGATAGAGGCATTGAAACAGATAGGCCGGTACACAGAAGCCGAATTGATGGCGGCCGTCGTGTCCGGGATGTTCACGGTATTCATAGAGAGCGAAGCGGGAGAAGGCTTGGCGCCGTTCGAGACTGAAGACACGGGCGGTGACGGAGACTATGAGCTTGGTAATGGGGCGATAATGGAGCTTGCGCCAGGTCAAAAGGCGTCATCTCAAAACCCAGGCCGACCCAATTCGGCATTTGACCCCTTTGTTCTCGCAATAATTAGACAGATCGGTATGGCTCTTGAGTTGCCGTTCGAGATCCTAATCAAGCATTTCACGGCCAGCTATTCCGCGTCACGTGCCGCCCTTCTAGAGGCCTGGCGCATGTTTAAATCTCGACGTCGATGGCTTGCTGATATGTTGTGCCAACCCGTATACGAGGCCGTGATAACCGAGTCCGTAATGCGGGGCAGACTCTACGCGCCTGGATTTTTAGAAGACTACACAATACGTCAATCGTACCTAAACACAACTTGGGCCGGTGACGCTCCGGGGCAGCTCGACCCGCTCAAAGAGGCCAACGCCGCAAAAGTACGCATCGACGAAGATCTTTCAACAAGGACAAGAGAGTGCGCCGAGCTGACCGGTGAGGACTGGGACAGCGTAGTTGATAAGAGAGCCCAGGAGGAAGATAAACGCGGACATTCACAGCCTGAAGCGGGCCCCACTGAAAACATCGAGGAAGATGATGACAGCGACGAACAAGACCGAGAAGACGAAGATTAGAGCAGCAGATTACGCGCTCAGAGAACCCTGGGCAATACGTGAAGACGCGCTTGAGAATATCATAGCAATCGCTGATCGCCGTATTGATGTAGAAGCTGTCGAAGCCAGGATGGGAAAACCGCTTGAGAATACCCGAACGGTTTCGATGCGCGGCGATATTGCTGTTATTCCAGTTTTAGGCCCTATTTTTAGGTACGCAAATATCTTCACAAGAGTTTCTGGCGCGACTTCTCTAGAGACGCTCGCTTTAGATTTCAACACCGCGCTCGATAATCCGAAAGTGAGCGGGATCGTTCTAGAGATTGATTCGCCGGGCGGTATGGCTGCCGGAATATCTGAATTCGCTGACATGGTGCGCGCATCATCAAAGCGCGTGACAGCGTACGCTTCCAACAACGCGGCGAGCGCTGCGTATTGGATCGGGGCAGCAGCTAAAGAATTTTACATATCAGATACCGCTCAGCTTGGCTCTATTGGCGTCATATCTGGAATCCGCAAAGAGAGCGATCCGGGCGTGGTGCAGTTCATTAGCTCACAGAGCCCTAAGAAGCGGCTCGACATGGAAAAAGATGACGACCGAGGCGCGATGCAGAAAACCATCGATCAGATGGCTGATGTATTCGTCGATAAAGTTTCAAAATTTCGCGACGTAAGCCGTGAGACCGTCCTGTCCGATTTTGGGCAGGGCTGGGTGTTAGTGGGGGAGCATGCGGTGAAAGCCGGTATGGCCGACGGTGTAAGCTCCCTCGAATCCGTAATAGCCGGATTATCCGGTACAACAGCAACGAAAGAGGCATTTAAAATGAAGCCAGAAGCTGTAAAGCCGGAGTCAACCCCGGCACTTACATTGGAAACTCTCAAAGCAAACCACTCAGCAATCTATGATCAAGCGTTCGCAGAGGGCGCCACGGCAGGCAGCGACAAGGAGCGAGAGCGCATCCAGTCTGTTGAGTCAGCGGCTTTGCCAGGTCATGAGAAGCTGATCTCATCGCTGAAGTTCGACGGGAAAACAACGGGCGCTGAGGCGGCTCTTGAGATCGTAAAAGCCGAGCGTGAAAACCGCGCACAGGGGCTTCAGAGCTTCGGAAGTGAGGCGCCGAAACCTGTCGCGCAGCCCGCAAAAGACGACCTAAGCTCGAATCATAAAGCCGATGAAGATGACGGCATGTCAGATGATGACAAGGCAAAAGCAAAATGGGGCAGAGATTCAGAGCTTCGCGCTGAATTCGGTGATGATTTCGAAGCATACAGCGCATACGAAAAGGCTAACGCAAGCGGCTACGTGAAAGTACTCAAGAAATAACCCCTAAACCAGTACAGCACACTCTTATTCACAACTAAATTAGGAGCTAGGAATAATGGCTTTATCAAACGATGAACCACGCGAATACATGGTAGGCGATATTCGTGAATACCCGATCGAGGCCGGTGAGATCTGCTATGAGGGCGCCGCAATCGGTGAGAATGGCTCTGGATACTCTCGCGCACTGAATGCCGCCGACGTCTTCCAGGGATTCGCAGAAGAACAGGTCGATAACAGTACCGGTGCAGCCGGAGACAAGAACGTCCGCGTAAAAACTCGCGGCAGTGTACTGCTAGAGATAGCCGCTCTGCCTATCACCTCGAACGACCGGCCAGCTGTATACGCATCTGACGACGGAACCTTCACTTTGACCTCGACCAGCAATAGCCTCATCGGCTATGTATCACAATGGAAAGAGACGGGGTTGGCTCACGTCGAATTTGATGCCGCCCTAGTGCGAGCTGCTCTACAAGCGTAACAAAGCAACCACCTGTTTAACCAGAGTTTAATTTAAAACCAATTCAGAGGAATAGATTCATGAAGCGAATCACGAGCCGCGCGGTGATCGGCGAATTCTACAAAACGTTAAACGCGGGAACCGGCGCACGCTGGATCAACCCGATATCTATGTATTTCACATCGGACCAAGACTCGGAGGAGTATGCATGGCTCGGCATGGCGCCAACGCTGCAAAAATGGATTGGTGGCCGAAATGCGAAGGGGTTCCGTGAAAACGGCCTGACAATCGAAAACCTGCATTTTGAGGCAACGATTGAGGTTCTTGTGCGCATGATGCGTCGAGACAAATCCGGGCAGGTGATGGTTCGTATCCGAGAGCTTGCGCGCCGCGCAAACACCCATTGGGCCAGCTTGCTGACCACTCTGATACAGAACGCTGAATCACAGGCGTGCTACGATGGCCAGTTCTTCTTCGATACAGACCACGAAGAAGGGAAAAGCGGCACCCAAAGTAATGATATCACCACGGATATCTCCACATTACCGGCCCAGGTACATGGCACAGCCGCCCTGCCGAGCCCCGAAGAGATGCAGCAAGCTATCATCAAATCTGTTGTCCAGATGATCGGCTTCAAAGACGACCAAGGCGAGCCAATGAATGAGGACGCGACGAGCTTTCTTGTGATGGTCCCGTTGAGCATGTATATACCCGCTACAAATGCAATCAGCATTCCGCGAGTTGCTGGCGTCTCTGCTCAAAGCGACATGCCTGACAATATCAACATCCAAATAGAGGCGAATCCGCGCCTTACTTGGACTGATAAATTCGCAACATTCAGGACGGACGGCGAAGTCAAGCCGATGATACGACAGGAAGAGACCGGCGCAATCATGAAGGCCAAGGCAGAAGGCTCGGAGTTTGAGTTTGACAATGATGCTCATCAGTACGGTATCGATACATGGCGAAATGTCGGGTACGGGTATTGGCAGCACGCTGTACTTAATCAGCTCGTTTAAATCAAGCGTACAGAGCGAAACAAAAAAGATAGGCCAGGCGTAGACCTGGCTTTAATATTTGAGGTGGTTATATGAAAGTCTATGAAGTAAGGACCCCAGTCACGCTAAAGCATGGCCGGATAGCATTTGACGAAGATGAGAAAAGCAAAGGTAAGTCGCTTGTTTCTCGGCTTGGCTCTTCTTTAAAGCCTTTAAAAGGCAAAAAAGGGGAGTATCAGATTACCGCTGATATATGCTTAAAAAGAGGTGTTATCTTCGCCTTCGATGGTAATTTGAAGCCGCTACTAGGGAAGCATTTAGTTTGTCTTGACGCACCTGAAGCTGCCGCCTCTGAAGATGCCGGCGGCGAACCTAAAAAATAGGTAAACCATGTTCGAGGAAGATTTGACGCTATTCTTTGAAAAAGATGAACTTGCCGATGAGATTGTCATTAGGAAAAGCGGCGAGATCATCGTAGGGATGATTGAGAATGACTACGTTGATATTGACTCTATCTCTGGCAGTAATCCTGTCTTGGTGTGCGCAACATCAGATTTATACGGACTTAGAAGGGGCGACATCATCGAGCATGGAAGCATTGCCTACGTATTCATTAAAGATGAGCCGGACGGCACAGGCGTATCTCGCGCAATACTGGAGCAGTGATGAACAGAGCGGAAGCAATACTGGAATCGATCTTGAAAACATTAAGAGATCTAGAGTCTACGCAGTGCAACATAGAGCGCGATCGGATTTACCCCCCTGAAGATCTACCGGCTCTATCAGTAAACCAGGGCAGCGAAACCCCGGCAGGCGAGAGTACAATGCAGTTTCAAGACGTGATTCTTGATGTGTCTGTTGAGATCTATCTAAAATCATCAGCATTGAATACGCTATTAAACACTATTAAAAGTGAGGTCTACGCAGCGCTACTCTCAAGCCCGCAATTAAACCTCCCGTTTGTGCTCAACACGCATTGGCGCGGGGATACCGCACCGGACGTGAGCGGAGACGCAGAAAGGCCCACGTCACGCTGTAGAATGCGTTTTGAGGTGCATTATCGACACTCATACACGAGTAAAGAGGAATAACCATGCCGGACGAACAGCAGCCCAGACGCCGCACGTACAGCATCAAAAAGGGCGGCACACGCACAACAGCCCCGAAGCCGCCAAAACCGCCTAAAGACGAGGTAAAACAGAATGCTGATAAACCGTGAAGTGATCCTTGCGAAAATTGAATCTACATACAACACAGACTCCAGCCCAGGTGCCGGTGACGGAATTCTCATCGAGGCGCCATCGTGGACCCACGAGAATGCATCAATGGTCGAGCGCGCAGTTGTAAAGGGCACGTTAGGCAAGCATCAGAGCATTTACGCCGGCAACATGAAGGGCGTATCATTTGATGTTGAGATCAAAGGCTCAGGCGCAGCAGGCACGGCCCCAGAAGTCGGACCACTCTTGCGCGCGTGCTCTCTCGGTGAAACAATTGTAGGCTCTACGAGCGTGACTTACGCCACCGTTTCAGATTCTCAAGAATCCATCACTCTCTACTACTACAGTGACGGATTGCTGCATAAAATCACCGGCGCGATGGGCAACGCCTCTTTTGATATGTCTTCAAACGGCATTGGTAAAATCAATTTCACGTTTCTAGGGCATGATGCGGGGCACTCTGACGCTTCGCTCGTCTCAGGCAGTTATGATGCAACAGTACCGCCGCCTATCATCAATGTACCGTTCAGTATTGGCGGCTACTCAGCAGCTATTGCAGCGCTATCAATGGACTTGGGTAACAGCGTCACAGCTCCCCCCGACATGTCATCAAGTGACGGTTTTGGTGATGTCATCATAAACGCACGCGACGTCAGCGGCTCGTTTGATCCAGCTCAAGTGCTCATTGCCCAAAAAGATTTCATCGGCGAATGGAAAGCAGGGACCACGGGCAGCTTAACAACGGGTGTAATCGGCAGCTCGGCGGGTAATCGATACGCGCTCACATGCCCAGCAGCATATTACCGCGAAGTAAGCCCCGGCGACCGCGAAGGTTTACGCACGTATGAGATCGGGTTCGCCGCTGCAGAGGTTAGCGGAGACGATGAATTTTCACTAGTATTTACATAAGTAGAGGCTTGAAATGACAATTAATGCAATCAGAAAACTAGATCACGAGTGGTACGAGCCAGAGCGCGACGATCTGGACTCAGAAGAGGCCCAGCTACCTGGCGCTGAGTATTCGGGGTTTAAAATACGGCCTTTAACCGGCTCTGAACTGATGGATGTATCCGATGTGCAGGGGCTTACAGGGCATCAAAAATCGATAATGTTCGCTATGTCCGACTGGCGGAACTTTGCCGACGGCGAGAAGTTCAAGCTAACCAGCGCGCTCAAGCTGATCCCAGCAAAGTATCAGGTGCGGATCGGTAAACGTATTTTAGAGATTTCAGACTACAGCGGCGAACAGCAAAAAAACTAATAATCGCAATTGAGGTCAGCAGGAACGCAAAAGACTACAATTGCGAGAAATGCCCGCACAGGCACTGTGATTCTGATAGACAGATTCCCGGCTCGAACGGTCCTGCTCCGTTCCCTAAGTGGGCCATACCTAATGTTATCGAGACAAACACATGCTTGCTCCCCATGATCACAGAAGAGTCCAACATGTTCTTGCGCCTGCATAAACATTACAAAAACGGCTACCTACCATTTTCCGGCGGCCTACTGGATCAGCCTCACGTTTTTCTTTGCGCTATGGAGACAATTGATGGGTATTAATGCCGCGTATAAATTCGCAATAAGTGCGAAAAATGATACAAAAGGGGCTTTTGATGCAATCAACAAAGACCTGCAAAAATCAAACGTAAACATCAGCGCAATGAAGCAAGAGATGCGCTCTCTCACTAACGCAGCCGGCATGGGCCTTGTTGGCGGCCTGGGCGCTGCGGTTGGCGGCATAGGAACCATGCTCGTTCAAACCGCTGACGCCGCGAGAGAGATACAGAACCTAAGCGATATAGCCGGAGTCACAAGTGAAACACTGCAGACTGTAGCGTACGGGGCCAAAGCGTTTGGCGTTGAGCAGAGCGATGTGTCAGACGTATTAAAAGACGTGAATGATAAGCTCGGGGATTTCATGCAAACCGGCGCCGGGCCAATGGTTGATTTCTTCGAACAGATTGGACCCAAGGTCGGCGTCACGGCTGATCAGTTCAGAAATCTGAATTCGGCTGATGCGCTGCAACTTTACGTCTCAAGTCTCGAAAAAGCCAACGTTTCACAGGCTGAAATGACATTTTATATGGAAGCAATCGCTAGTAACTCTACCGCACTTTTACCTCTATTTGAAAAAAACGGTGAAGCGCTGGCGGCACAGGCCGAAGAGGCGGAAAAGCTCGGTCTTGTGCTCTCCAATACAGACGTTGCTATGCTCGACATGGCCGATAAACAAATGGATAAAGTAGCGGGCTCTCTGAAATCATTCTCAAACGAGATAGCAACAGAGTTCGCGCCGATAATGCTTGAGCTATCCAATGAATTCTTAAACATGGCAAAAGAGGCCGGTGGTTTCGGCTCAATAGCAACACGAGTCTTTGATGCATCAATCAAAGCCGTGGGCTACCTCGGCAACTCTATTCGGGGCCTTGAAGTCATATGGCACGGTCTGAGATTCGTCGCGGTAACGTTCATTGAGGAGAGTATACGCCTCTTTGAGCAGTTTGAAACAGCGGGGAGGGCGGCTATCAACTGGATACCAGGCGTTGAGGTGTCAGCAGAATCAGCAATAGGAAATATGAGGCAGTCATTTACTAATGTACGACATTCAATAGAGCAAGATATTCACGAATCACTAATGAAGCCGATACCGTCGGAAGCCATCACGCTATGGGCCGAAGAGGTTAAAACAAAATCTGAGGAAGTGGCCCGAACTATTGCCGCCGCTAAAGATGGGCGCATTGATAACGGCGCTGGTGGCGTTGTTGGTTTTGACGCTGCAAATGATCCCGAAGTTTTGGAAGCACAGGCGCGCATGCAAGAACTGCAGCTATTAAAAGACGTGCAGCTACAAACGGATCTAGAAAATGAAGAGCTGCAGCATCTATCAAGCGTTGAGCGTTTGCGCGCTCAGCTAGAAGAGAAAGAGATCACAAGGCAAGAGTTCTATGACCGTGAGCTTGCTCTTATCGGAAAATGGAACGCCGGCATACGTAAAGTCAACGACAAGAAATCAAAGGAGGATTTGAAAAACGACAAAACCTCTTTTTCGGGGCGTCTCGGAATGCTGCACGAATTCGCCAGTTCAGCGTCTGAGGTATCAGACGACATGCTGAAGGTTTCACAGATAACCGGAGCAGCGCAGGCGCTAATAGCGACATTTCAGGGGCAAGCGGAAGCTCTGAAGCTAGGGTTTCCCCAAGGCCTGATTGCAGCCGTAAAAGTCGGCGCGGCGGGCTTCGGCTTTGTTAATGCGATAAAGAGCACAACAAAGGGCTCCAGCGGCTCCCCGTCGTCCGGCGTCACGTCCCCTACATCGCTGGGGTCACAATCGAACGGCGTAAATCAGCCGCCCTCATCATCCGGAAATACACAAACATTCGAGCCGCAGCAAGTGACAAACGTGACAATGATCATCGAGCCAGACTCAGACGTATCAGACAAAAAGCTGCGTAAAATAATCGATGGCGTCGTGGACCAGGTCGAAAACCTCAACGTTGAATACATAGCGAGAAGCTGATGGCCGCATTCTATTATGACAATCTCTTGCGCTCCGCTACCGTTCTGAGCGAAGACACAGCAACAGATTTTGAAGTCGAGCGCGGCCTCGATGGCCGCACGTCAACTCAGGTCGGGATGGAAACCGGCGCGAACAGAGATCTCGTGTTCGATTTCGGCAGCGCTAAATCATTCAGCCATGTTTGCGTTGCAAACCACAACCTCAACGGGGCGACTCTTACAGTAGCCGGTTCATCTGATAACGCCACTTACACGACAGTAGGCACAATCGCATATGACAACGATTATGTTCGGGTGGATGCAGTTACGTCATCGAGCTATCGCTATTTACGGCTCAGATTCAGCGGCCACGCCTCCACGATCTACATAGCAGACATATTCGTCGGCCAACCGCTTAGCCTGCTCTACGGCATCCCGCACGGCTTCACCCCGCCCGAGCAGGCCGACCAGGACGAGATCCAGGCGCACATGACCGGCGGTGGCTCACTAGTGGGCATCAGCATCAAACAAAAGCCAAAAAGGATCAGGCTCGCTCTAAACGATTACCCTGCATCGTGGTTTAAATCAAATTGGCTCGCATTCACTGAGAGCATGAAAATCTACCCCGGCTATTTCCTCTGGAAAGACGGCGAGCGCGCAATGTTTTTCACTTTCGATCGGCTCATTGGCATTCCTGCGTTTCGCGGAAATATACGGCAATCAATCAATTTAAATATGATCGGATTCGTTGAATGAGTTTTGAAACAGAAGCCGCGAAACTGTCACGCCATCCGTTCTGGATTGTGAAGCTGGAGCTGGATGCATCAATCAGCCCTGGCGGATCAGAGTACCACTGCAGCGGGCGACCACCGCTCGGCTACATGTTCCACCCATCGATAAACGATAACGGCATTGATACATCACCGACGCGCATGGGCATTGGCGCGGGCTTTGGTCGGCTTGGCCGCGTAACGATTAATTTTCAGGATTTTACATGGGGTGAAAATGGTACGTATTGGGCGAAACTATTCGCAGAAAACCCCTACCGACTAGACCGAAAACTGAAATTATACACCGGCTTTTATGACGGCAAAAACTTCGATTGGAACAACTTCAGAGAGCAGCTCTATTTCATCAAAAAGGTCACCGGGCCAAACTCAACAGGGCGAGTCACGATACAAGCAGACGACCCGCTCACGCTAATAAATCCGGAGCAATCAAGCACGCCAACAGCACCCAACGCTAAATTATTCGCAGACATCACAGCGACGCAAACCGGAACAATCAACATCACCGACAATACCGATTTTGAAGCAACCGGCGGGATAGTCGATCTAGACGGGGAGTTCGCAAGATACACGGCCACATCCGGCGCTGATTCGCTTGTTGTCAGTGAGCGCGGTGTCTATGGGTCAAAGTCTGACGAGCACTCAGAGGGCGATCAAGTGAGCCCCTGCTATGATTTTGATAAACAAAACGCTGTCGATGTTATTCGAAACCTAATCGATAAATTCACGCCAATTCCCATAGCCACATACGTAGATAGTACAGATTGGGATTTTCAGCGCGACGAATATCTTTTTGGGGCAATAGCAACCGGCGTAATCAAAGCCGGTCAGAGTATCAAAACGGAAATAGAGTCACTCTGTAAAAACTTTTACATATCAGTATTCTTTGATACTGAAGAGCAAAAAGCAAAGCTCGTACCCATCGGCCCGCTTGTGACAGCCGCACGGCGCATTACGATAGATAAAAACATATTCTCTTACAGAGAAAATAAAACAGAAGATCAGACAAAGATAGTCACACAGACGCGAATTTATTACGGGCGACGAAACCACTACAGCGGCGAAACTGATAAAAACAACTACAAAGAATGGCTCATTGTTGATAACGGAACAACAGCGGCCCAGGTCGGAAAAGATCTCGTTCGAGAAGTTTACGCGCAATACATACCTGAAGGCGGCGCATCATCAGCTAACAACCTAGCTGCAAAAATAAACAAACAATTTGTGCTTGGCTTGATTAAATACGAATGCACGCTTGACGCAATTGATTCTGACATCAAAGTTGGCGACATAATAGAAGTTTTCAGCCCTGTAATTACAGGCACAGACGGCCTACCCGTGCCCACAAGCTTCATTTGTATTGAGCGCGACCACTACGACGGCAGCCTCTATCATTACAAATTTGTAAGAACCGGATTCGCGCTCGGCAGTAAATATCGATTAATTGCGCCTAACACCATGTCGGGCGTCACGTACACGACCGCGACAGACGAGCAAAAGGCAAAGTACCTGTTTATCTGTGGCAACAACGGCGAATTCTCAAACGCAGACGCCGGCCATTGCATACTATGAGGCATTAAATAAATGGCAGATTGGAACGACATACCGGACACAGCTATCGATGGCGACAGCGCTGCAATACAAAATATATTTTTTTGGTTGCGCGACAACTTGATCGCAGCTCTAGAGGGCTCTGCAAGCGCTGATCGTTTAAAGAATGCTGCTCTTGAACTTTTTCAGCCAAACGTTTACACAGATTTTGGCGACGGCTCAGACGGCGCTCTCACAGTCTCGACAAACTCAAACATAGTGCCGGGCGTACATCAGTACACATCTTTTACGCTCAACAGCGGCATAACGCTAACTAAAGACACGGCTTATTGCGGCCCTCTCATAATCAAATGTACCGGCACGGTCACAATAAACGGCACAATACGCGCCGAGAACACGCACACATCTAGCGCGGACACCGGCGGCGGGGGCGGTTACGGGACTGAAGGCGACGGCGACAGCGAGAATGGCGTGTCGTCAGCGTACGGCCCCGGCGGAACGTCAGGTAGCAAAAATGGCCAAAGTCTGCTCGGCTCTCAAATGCAGGCCTCTATCATGACCGGCAACCTATCCCTCGGCGGCGGGCGAGGCGGCAACGGCGGCAACGGCGGCGGCGCAGGCGGCAACGGCGGCGGGGTTGTTGTGATTGTAGCTAAAAGCATAGTGTTTGACGCTTCCGGTCTGATCGACGCGGCGGGTGACGGCGGCGGGAACGGCTCGCCCAGCGACGGCTCCGGCGGGGGCGGTGGCGGCGGCTCAGTAGTATTGATGCACGAAGACAGCATTACGGGACTAGACAGCGACAGCACAGATATCAGCGGCGGCAGCGGCGGATCTTATGCTGCAAATATTGGCGGCGACGGCGGCGACGGCGCTGTATTAAGTTTAAACATAAAACAGTAGCGTTGACAGATCAAGAGTCAGGGTATATGATTCCATTAGTTCATCGCTCACTGCTGAAAAGCAGCTTAGAAATATTAGTGACGAACTTATGTGTATACTGCTGTACAAGCAGAAAAAAGGGGCTTAATTGCCCCTTTTCTATTCTATATCTATCAGCTTTTCGCTGTATAAGCCATCAATAAACGCATCCAGTGCCTTGCGCGGCATCGGTCTATATCCTGGGCTTTTTGTCCCAGTTTTAGTGCTCCAAGACTTGATTTTTGACTTTGTCACGTCTTGAACGCCCTGTTTTTCGAATATCTCAATTATTAAATCTTTGTCTTTGTGTATCTGCATCAACATCAATAAATGCTTAAATACATCATTTGTTGGAATGAATTCCATACTACCCCCTTTTAGAGATCAATTTTAAATCAGATTCCCGCCCCATCATCGGGACAATATAGACTGTTCCTTGCTCGTCTGTTGACTGACAAGCTTTGTAACCCATCTTTTTAGCACACTCGCCCTGCTTTGACTGTATCCACCAATCCGCCTCCCCCGCATCTTCAAGCATCAAGTCATTCGCGCTCTGAGAGCCATCAAGAAGAGATTCGGCGATATCGTTATCTACGCCCAGATTATCCGCTATCTCTGCAATGATCTCGTCGTCATACAGCTCATAATCTTCAATGATCTCGTCGTCTTGAATCTCAAGCGCATATACATAATAGCCTTCTGCAGCTGTCATGACGTACTCGTTATTCGAGAAGAAAAGACAATCTGCGAACAGACCATAAGAGCGGATTTTCTCAATTTTAGCGGGGCTTGTGTGAATTACGTTCATTGTTCGATCTCCGATTCAGAGTTCAACTAAGCGAATCAACTGCCTAAGCGGCAATCATATTTTTCTCAATCAGCGTCTCAGCTGATGTATATCATTGTACCTCAAATGAGGTACAAGTAAAGCATTGAGTCTATCTTTTTGAGATTATCTCTAAAGCCTGATTAATTTGAGCGTTTCGATCATGTATTAAGCGCTCTATGTCCGCCCAAATATTGCCCGGAATAGCTCGCTCATTATTCAGCCATTGCCTGACACGACGAACGCTTGAGAGCTGCAGCGCATTAGACAGATCTGTCTGCCATCTCTCACCGTACAGCGCTTGACCGATATCGATCAAGCGCTGCACGTCCTCATTGCTGTTTTTGAGCGTTTCAGTCATTTACAGTCTATTTTCTCAGTTTTTTAGCGATGACAATCGCATGTTATTCATTATTAGCACGTTCTTCTCTTCTTTTCGTGAATCTTTTTAGCCCGTCTTCTTCGTTCAGTTTTCTAACGAAGTTTTTAAGACTCGATAGAGACTCTGGGTAGATCCAGATTTCACGCGAAATAAAACCTCTATCCTTTTTTCGTTGTCGCTCGCTGCGCTTTCTTTCTGACACTGTAGCGGCCATATTGCATTCACCCTAAAACATGGTTAAAGTTGGTCATTTTTTTATGCCACTTCATTTCTGTAAGCGCTCAGTAGATATCTGTCAATATCATCATAATCTTCACCTTTTTTAAAAGCATCAACATAAAGGTCTTTCGTGCCTTCACAAGCTGTATCACCGTCATTTGTTAACGCTACCTCACCATCTTGATCGATATCAAAGTGTATTTTATACGTTTGGCTTTTGTAAGTTATCAATCTGCTTGTGGTTTTAATCTCTGCCATCTCGGTTTGCTCCTGCTGTTGTGGCCGCCGGTGCGGCGGCCTATTCATCGACTTTTTCTTGATCAATCTACATACAGAGCGTTATCGATTCCTAACTTTTCATAAATTTCTTCAGCTAACCAACCATCGCCTAATAAATCTTTGATCTCTTCAAAGTTGTCGCACACCGTAGCCTGATGCCTGTCTTTTTCACCCTGCCAGCACGTTACGCCGATCACACACACTATATACTTACCGCCTACGGTTTTGTATACCTCTATATTAGTCCACCGCCCTTTGTCGTTGTAAGGATCTCGTGAGCAAGCTTTAGCAATTTGTACGCCTATAAATTTGTAGTTTCTTTCATTGTCATTTAAAGCTATATGCTCCTCGACCTTTTCGCCGTTTATTTCAGTGATTTGTTGATCTTCTGCAATCTCTTCAGTTTGCACTATCTCGCCTGTTATCGAATCGTAATCAACAGTATCAAAGCCGGTATTTTTACTGTCGAGCTGGTCACAGATGTATTGGTTTAAATTTACGCTGTCACCCTCCTCATCTACTAAAATAAAATTGGCTGTATACCCGTCGTCACTGTCGCTACAACCGTGATCAAAAGAGTACTGGTCCTGTTGAGTGTACTGCCAAGACTCTTTATAGTTTATAAAGATGTCGTCTATAGTGCTGACGACCGCGCCCCAGCCAAAGACAAGTCCCTCATTATTGTCAAACTCGCCAGTGTCGGAAGCGTGCACCCAATCTTTTGATTCAAGTAAATTATCTAATTGTGCTGTAGTTAATGTTTTCATAGTCTTGATTCCTATTGTCTGCCGGTAGTCGCCGCCGGCTGTCGGCTGCTAGTGTCTCTAGCTGATAAGATCATTGTAATGCCCGTGACTGTCACAGTCAACAGGATAATACATAAATTTAGTTTTTTTTCTGCGCCCAGCATCTATGATGCCCACCGATTTGACCACCGCAGCGCGTTTCGTTGTGATCCGCTGTGACATTAAAAAATGCAAGTCATTGATTTACAAACGCTTAAAATCACAGCAGATCACAACAAAGCACGTAAAGCGGGTTCGAGTCCCGTCCGCTCCGCCACATTAGCCCTTATAGAACGGGGCCTCTCATGAATCAGCCCTGGCCGTGTCCACCATATGACCACCGTCAGGGCTTTCTTGACCACTGCCTAACAACTTTTCCCTGTCCCCGCTATTCGAATACTCATCAATAAACTCGCTGTAGGTTCTCAAAAACATCTCTACTGTGTGCCCCAGCTCTTTTGATGCCCTAGCGGGATCTATGCCCATCGATAACATTTCAGCCGCCCTCGTGTGACGGCACACGTACGGGATTCGATAGTGTATGCCAGCTCTAATGATGCTTTTCTGTTTAAACACAGCGTGCCACTGCTCATTGAATCGATCAGTGTCCACGTGATGACCACCGATCGAGTTAATGAAAACGTGACCGCCCTCAAAGCGAGTAGTGTGATCGTTCAAGATCTTCTGAACCCAGTGCGGCACGAGCACAGTTCTAGCTTCGTGAGTTTTCGTTGTTCTCTTCTGCTTGCGGCGGACAATGCTCTGATGAATATGCAACGATTCGCCGTTATAGTCACACCATTTGAGGCCTATCGCCTCACCTGGCCGTAATCCACAGCCGAACAGCAGCGCAAAATAAACGAGATACTGTCCGTCGAGCTGCCTCAAAATCAGGTCACGCTCGGCTGGTAGAAATCTGTCTATCTTCGGCTTTTGGTGCCGCTGCATTTTGAATTTTGCCGGATTGGGGGTGACGCAGGCATAATCTAGAATACCCCGCAGCGGTATCAGAGCGTTGCGCTTGGTCTTGATGGTCACGTCAAAATCAGCGAGCCGCTTCTTGATATCTTTAGTCGTGATCTGAGAAGTCGGCCACTGCGAAAAAGCCGGTATCCAATATCTGTTTATCAGGTTTTCATAACTCAAATGTGTCGAGAGATCCGCTTGAAGTTGATCAAGATACTCTTGAGCGTCATGCCCAAACGATCGGCTTAACCCCTTCTGCTCATCTTCAAGCGGGTTTATGCCAAGCTTGAGCGCCGCTTTTATACGATCGCGCTCATCAACCGCCGCTTTGATGTCACTTTTCGAATGGGGGTTGCACTCGATCTGTATTTCGTGCGAGATGCCGTTGTGTTTGATTCTGAGCTGGAGACCGTTTCCACGGGGGCGGATTCCAGTTGGCCATTTGTTATCCATTCGTCTACTGCCTCCGGATTAATGAATGTGTTGCGCCCAATTATCTGATAATGAACGCCTCGCTGGAAGTGTCTGTATATCCAGCTTTTCAAAGTGCCGAGCGAGATCCCGACCTCTTCAATAAATTTGTCTTTATGCACCCATGCCATCCGGCCTACCCCCCTTTGAGATGATTGTAATAATCGTTAAACAGCCAGATAAACGAACACGGCAGCGTAATCAGCGCAGCGCCCAGCGCTATGAGCACAGACACTGCAGTGATCAACATACGTGTAGCTCTATTGAGTTCAACATCTGCCACCTCCTCTTTCACAACCGGGGGTGGCGTAGCCACGGCTCGCTCACCCCATCCGTTCTTTGGCCTCACTATCACTCTGCCGTACTCTGTCATCGCGTCCAATCCTCCACGTGCGACTTAGCCGCCTCAGCGCTGCTAACAACAACGTCAGCAGCTATTGAAATACCATTAAAATAACAAACACACCAGCCGATCAAGAGAGCTCCTACGGTTTCTTTTCTGATATACCTCATGCCTCAATCACCCTTCTATCTCTATTGAGCAACGCAACCGAGTTAACAAGATTCAGCGCCGCCCCGCCTGCGAAAATTGCGGCCACTGCATAATAGCCATCACTGACCAACCACCTCACCTCGTAGCACAAAAATACAGCAGCTAGAACGCTGACTATGACCATCAGTAACTCGATTAATGACACGCGATTTGTTTTAAAATTAAGCATATTTAGATCCTCTATTTTCCTCTGTCCATTTCCATTGACCCACTTTTTCAATCCATCCCGCGCGTTCAGCGATCTTCTGAGCCCTAACAACTGTGCTCTGCGATCCACCTTTTGCATACTGTTTGAGTAGCTTCCCGCTCGGCTTTTCGATCAATCTGTGTTCGAGAGCTTTCAGCATAGGGTTGAGATATTTTGTACTCGTTTTGCCGCTGCGGTCGGGAGCGGTACGGTTTCTTGCTGAATGAATATCTGTAACATTTGTACTCGATTTAGAAACTGTACTCTCTAAAACTGTACTATTTGGGCGTTTCCGTACAGTTTGAGTACGTTTTTGGGGTTGTACAGTTTCCCCAGCGGGTACAGTTTTGGCCCTGCGTGTCACGCCGCCGCGCGCCTCTTTAGTGGAGCGTCCCCAACTAGTCGGCCCCAGAACATCCAGAACCCAGCCATCAATGCGCTCATCATTACAGGCACCGCGAACGCTCTCGCATAGATCCCGACCCGCTCAATTACGTAGCCGGGGAGGCCACTCTTAGCTTCAACAGCGTCAGTGATGTCGATCTGTTCTGCACGCTGACTGTCCACAGTATCATCAAGCGCATCCTCAATTTTATTAGATAGGGTGGCTAGTCTTCGTTCAGTGATAGAGCAGGGTACGAAGTAATTGTCGCGCTCGCACTCTTTCATTTTCTTGTTCAGCATCTTAATCTCAGATTCCCAGCGCTCGATTTTTTTCTCGTTGCCGTTTTGTCGATTGTGTTCGATCCGGCCGCTGCCATCATTAGACGCATAATCAATCGATACGGCCTGGATTGTGAGAGATGCCGAGAAGAGGCCGGCAACAAGCACTGTGAGCCACAGCCCGCACTGAGTCGCCCTATCTTTAGTGATGCTAGCAATCGAGCCGAGAGCGAGTAGGCCGATGACAACGCCGATCGCGACGAGCTGATGCGAGAATGCAGAGTCGCCCGTCGAACCCATGATCGCGCTCGCAGACTTATTGATGAACGCATCTGACGTGGATAAAAACACTGCTCCGAACCCGCATAGCAGCATACAGATAAAATTTCTCATTTTGATCTCCGTTGTGTACAATTATTCCAGCATCGCGTCATGATCTCCGTGCGCGATGGGCTGCAATGTTCTGAGCATTGCAGCCACCTATTTTTTAGAGCGTCTCCTCACTGTTAACAGAGTAAGAGGGCGCCCGCTAATCTTGAACCGCCTCACTGATCGCCACTGTCATGATTCAAATAAATATTGCCATCGCTTCTATCATCTAAAACTCCTCAAAATCCTCTGCGTTTTGTTGTGCTGCCTGTTGCGGGGCCGGCTGCTGCTTGGGTTTAAACTTCGTCGAGATGTATTTTCTGCCGCTCGCAGCTTCGTTTACCCACGCATCCATCCAGTACTCGACCCCATTAACTAGCGCAGTGCCTTTGTAGTAGGGGTGACTGTCTGATTGTCTGTCGTCGTTTTTGAATAAAGCGCCCTGATTGTTCCTCGGTTCCAAGATCTAAACCTCTCATTTCGTAGTTGAGTTTGTGATGTATTTTCATCAGAGACAGACGGGCATCTCTGATGTCGTCTAAAAGCTCTTGCTGCTCGATCGGTATGATCAAGCCTCTCAGCAGTAGCGCAGCGTCATGAATCTGCTTGATACTGATGCGGTGAATGTCTTCTACTGTCACTCTGTTCGTATTCATTCAATAGTTCCTTTATTGAGTCAATGGTACTTATAGCCCTTTGTCGGTGGTTGAATCCGAAAACTACAGGTAGGTGTAAATAACGATTAATCGTGATGCGGGAGTAGAGCAAGTGTGTTTCGATCGATACGATATTCATCCCGAAATCCTCCGATAGCCCTTGAACAAAAAATAATCCCGCAGCAGGTAATACAAGCAGCGAGCAGAAGTGCGTCCACGATATTTGATAACATGCGCATATACTCCTCAAGTGTTGCCTTGAATCAAGTATCACTCAGGTGTTATTAGGAGTCAAGCACAAAGGTGGTATTTAGTTTAATTATTTCATATAAAGCGTAATAAATAGCGCATATGGCGATATGCAGCTATTTAACGCAATAAATATGAGAGGATTATTTGCTGGGGCAGACGCAGAGAGAGGCAAAAAGGGAAAAAAGAGAGAGAAGGGGGGGGGGTTACTTGCTACCGACTTTGAGAGAAATCGCCTTGACGCCAACGATGTTGCTCATATCGTCCAGTATTCGACATTTTATCAACCTATCGACTGATATCGCGGTATAACTCTCATCAGCATTAACCGCCAACCGGCCTATCATATAACCGTGTTTAGTTTTGACGCACACAAAATCACCAGGTTCCGGGGTTTTTGTTGTGTCGATCAATATATATTCGCCTAATGACAGCTCAGGCTCGTTATTCCTGTCTATCAGTCGAATAAAAAAGCTTTCCTCTACGTTAGCGCATCCCATCATCACCGGTAACTCCATCAACCGCCTAGTTCCTTCTCGATGCATCGCAATGACATCACTGAAAGTGTCTATATCAGCGTATCGTATAACCGGCACTGTTTCTAGTAACGTTGTGGTATAAGAATTTCCTAGGTCTGCGTGTTTTGAGCTATCTGCTCTAGCGGCCAAGTTCCTGGCTTTTGGTCCTGAGCCGCTTAGAAGCCAGTCTGTATTGACGCCGAGCGCACGAGCTATTTGAGCTGCGTACTGAGTAGATTCAGCATGCTCACGCTCCAACTTCGAGATAAGCGTTTGTCCGCAGCCAGCAAGGCTGGCGAGCTTGGGCTGAGTCATTTTAAGACGTTGTCTTTCTTGCTTAATTCTATCGCCTAATTTCATCGTCAGAGAATACAACCTTGGTGTTATTTTGCAAAGGTCTTTAGTGTTTGATTTAAACCACTAAAGTGTTAGTATATTTCGCATGAGCAGAAAACACGTAGAACACATTCGACGCGCAGTGAAAATACTCGGTAGTCAAGTCGAGCTAGCGGAGGCCTGCGGCGTTCGTCAAAGCCATGTATCAAACTGGATATGTAGAGATAAGACTATCCCGCTTGAGCGCGCGCTAGCTATTGAGATAGCCACTGATGGTGAAGTAACCATGCAGCAGCTTCGCCCGGATCTCTTTAAGAAATTAAGAAGCAATGCAGCGAAAATAAAAGCGCGTAGTACATAAATCTATTTTACGCAAATACTAATGTGATAGATACAGAAGAAATAAATTATGCGTCAAAAATATGACTGTGCGGTTTTGATCATCAAGCCGTGCAAATTACGAGCTGACATAGCAGCGGGGGGTTAAGTAGAGTGGATTGCGAACAGTGTGGATTACAGATCAGCTCGGAGAGAGAGCGGAGCGGGCGCATCACATGCTCTGATCAATGCTCTGATGACTATCTAGCAAATTGTGAGATAGCGTCACGCATGCTCAATCACATCAACGAAGAGACGGGCGCCCGACCCCAACCCAATTTTATGAGGGACAACATCAATGAGTAAATTCATGCCGAGCGCATTAATGGGGCTGGTTATTTTTACAGGTATTTTATACGCCTGCTGGAGCGAGGGAGTATTTCCGGCAGACGGAACAGGGCAGTTTCAAAAATTGATTGATTGCCAGGAGCAGCAACGATGAATGCAGTGAGAGCGTCAATGGTCTCGCACGCTATACAGATAGCTATGAGCGCTCAGTGGTCTGATGATGAGCATAATTATGATTTCGTAAGAGTTGACGGAAAAGTGCGTCTCTGCATATCAGCTGATCAGCTATTGAAGATGTCAGGTCAGGAGTCGCTCAGTTATCTGATATTAGCGCTCACTTATCTTGCTGAACAAGATCTCTACAGCTGGCAAATATTCGCAGATAGAAATGATTCCGAGCAGATTATCGTCTGGTACAACAGCTCGGCGGCAGTGCAGGGAGAAGACAACAGTGAAACATAATAATATTAGAACGCCTTCAATTGGCCTTCAAAATAATATCAATGGTCTCGAAAATCACGGGGTTTTACTCGCTGATCATCTTGACTGCTCGCTAATACCGCGCAATACTGACTGTGTATCTGCAAAATCAGATGCCGAGGTTGGTCCCTCGAAACCACAGAGGCGCACAAGTCGCCAAGTCAGAAAGCGGCTTTTTTTGTGCGCAAATTCCCCCCGAGTTATGGCGGGGAGTTTGGGGAGCTTTGCGGCTCGCCGTTTCCTTTGTGGCGGTAGGACCAACCCAAACTCTCTGCCACCCAATAGTTGGTCCTATTGTGTGGCGGTTAATCAACCACACACAAGGGAATCAATCATGTCTAATGACTACGTGCGCCCACGCGCCTCATACGTCTACATATCCGCTAAATACGCCCCTCAGCACCGCGAAGCAATACACAACACTGGGATACTATCCCAATACGATGGAATCACCCGTATGGCGATCTCACGCCTGCTCATGACTCTTGATCGAGGGGAGGGGGTGGTCATCGAATGGTTTCACGAGCCCTCAAAGATATCACCACGCTACTATCTCATGTTGAACGGCACTCATTCTGTTACTGAAATGAAGGGGGTGGCGGCATGACACAGCATCACTACGATTGTGAGATTGTTGAGACCGTAGGCATTCAAGCCGCCGTGATTTTCCGTAATTTTCGTTACTGGGTCGAAGCTAACGCAGCTGCAGATCGAAACAAGAGAAACGGCCTCCATTGGAGCTACAACAGCATCACACAGCTGACGCGGCTATTCCCGTACATGTCGCGAGATAAAATCCGCTATGCACTCAAGAAGCTTGAGCAATCAGGCCTTTTAATAGTCGCCGAGTTCAACAAGATGAAGGCGGATAAAACTAAATGGTACTCCGTCGATTACGCAGTTTTCGAGCGGATGAAAGAGGAGTACAGCAACAAGTACACACCTCTTTTGCAAGGCAATAGCGCACAAGAAATGGCCGAAGATGACGAAGAGGAGGGGGGTGGTAAAATTCCCGCGGGGGGGTGGGAAAATTCCCAGGGGGGGTGGGAAAATTCCCAAATGCCTATGGTAAATTTCCCAAATGGGGGTGGTAAAATTCCCAAACCAATACCAGATATAAACATACCAGATATAAACATACCAGATATAAACATACCAAATATAAACCCCCCTAACCCCCCAAGGGGGGAATCTGAGCAAGCTCAGTCGAGTGTGGGAAAATCTTACTCTGATAACTTTTTGATCTTTTGGGAAGCCATCAAAACTGAGTTTGAGTCGGTGGGTTGTTCCATGGGCTCGAAGTCGGAGGCTCTGAAAGAATTCAAAAAGCTCAAGCCTGAACAACAAACAATCGATCGCTGGATCGAAGCGGCGAAGCGCCAAGCTGGCGATAAGCTCAGCAGGTCGGCTCGCGGTGAGTTCGCTGAGCAGTTCCAACACGTCAGCCGATGGCTGAAAAATAAACGTTTCGATGATGAGGTTCAGATTGGGCTACCGGCGCTGATTTCGCCTGCGCAGGCAGGCAGAGCAAAACCGGCCGGCGCAGCGAAGATCGACGCTATCCGGGCCCACAACCAGCGCGCCTCGATCGAGGCCTACGAAGAAATGATGGCCGAGGAGGCTAACTGATGGATGCTCAAAAACTATTTGCACTGATCAACGGCATGGCTGAGTACTACGAAAAAACACTATCGAAAATGCAGATTAAGTTCTATGTCAACGGCCTCAGAGAGCATGATTACTCTGCTGTTGAGCAGGCGTTAATGAATCACATGAACGATCCAGATAGCGGGCAGTGGATGCCTAAAATTGCGGATTTCAAGCGAGCGCTCGACGGCACTAAAAAATCACGTACAGCGGTTGCATGGGCAAAAGTCGATCAAGCCATTCGCAGCGCGGGACCGTACTCAACAGTCAGTTTTGATGATCCGGTGATAAATCGCGTAATCGCAGACATGGGCGGCTGGATGTCTCTGTGTGAAACAAAAACTGAAAAGGATCTCAGTTTTAAATCAAACGAGTTCGGCAGAATTTACGAGGGTTATTTATTCCAGGGCGGCCCGAAGGAGTACCCGAAAAAGCTCACGGGCATTGTTGATGCGGAAAACGGGGAGAGCGGCGAGGCGCTACTGATCGGCGATGCCGCGAAAGCTAAAAACTGCGTTGAGGGTGGAACAAATACAGCTCGATTGCAGATTACACGATTGAGCGATGTGCAAGATACTGTTAAAGATCTGAAATTGATAGGGGGCTCGGTATGAGTTTTACAGCTGACTCAAACGACCTGGGGCGATGCACTTGCGGTAAGTGCAGACCAGAAAAAACCAATTCTGAAATAAAAAACAGTATTTCAGCATTACAAGATAGTCTGACTTGGGATGTTGAAAAATACAGATATCTCGTTACTGATAACGAGCATATAAAAAATTACGCTGCGTACCATGTTGCTACGCTCGAAACAATAATTCGTCGATTGGAAAATATCGTGGACGGCTGCTAGAGGTTGTTAAAGTTGCCAGAGGCTCGGTATATTTTGGGCCTCTTTTTTATACCGTTACCCAGGGAATGATTATGTTAATACTAACGCGAAGACCCGGCGAGAGCTTGATAATCGGGGATGATATCAAAATAACCGTTCTGGGCGTAAAGGGAAATCAGGTGCGACTAGGGGTAGATGCACCGCAGTACATAACAGTGCATAGAGAAGAGGTTTATAATAGAATCAAGGGGAAACGGCATGCGCGCAATCAGTCAGCAGGCTCATCTATTGACGATAAATGAAAATTATCAAAAATGGGCACAGTCGCAGAGGCTCGCGTTTATGAGTAGTGAGGGGCATAGATATCAAGGCGTGGTGCTGACCCCCCAGCGGCTCGCTAACGAGTTTTTAAAATGGTGTTGTGGCATAGAGTCAAAAAAAGAGATTGAATCGTGTGATGTGGCTCGCTCTGCGTTTGTGTTGCATCACAGACAGTACACGAGATGGTGCGTCAGGCACGGACTAGCGACGGCGGGCGCGTAATGAATCGAGACGAGCTGCGAATGTTGCGCCACGCTAATCAGTGCATGAATAAACTATCAGAGCGCGAGATGCAGTTCATAGACTCGCTGAATGATTCCGATCATCGCTACATACTAAGCAATGGACAGATAAAGTTTCTGCGCAACATATTCTGCAAGCTGACCGGCGGCGGTAGTTGGGGTGATATCGGGCAGGGCGCAACTAAAACAGTTAGGAGATCTGAAAAAATGGAATCTGAGCATATTAAAACGATCACTGTAGCGCTCGATAACAGCGACAAGGTTTCAGAATGGGAGTATAAATTTGTGTCGGATCTCGCTGATAGAGATGATTCGTACACGCTGAGCGAAAAGCAGCTTGAAGCTATTTATAGAATTAAATCGAAACTAGAGCGAGAGGGTGTTTATGTCAGTTGAGGATACGCTAAAGGAGCGCGGCAAGCGATACGGTGAGTTTATCAATAACGCATCAACCGCACAGATGATAAAATTCGCTATGCGCGGCGGGCAGGGGTGGGGCGGCTTGACGGTGGATCAGGTCGAGGCGCTTGAAGTGATTGCGCAAAAGATAGCGCGCATCATCAACGGTGATGCAACGTATGCTGATAACTGGCATGACATAGCGGGTTATGCGCAACTCGTTGAGAATAGATTACTTGGCAAATAGTAACGCATTTAGAGAGGCCCGACATTGTACACGACGAGACGAAGAAACAAATACGGGGCAAAAAAAACCGAGTACAACAATCGTAAATTTGACAGCAAACATGAGGCTGCAGTTGCGCATGATCTCGAAATGGAAAAACGCGCAGGGTTAATCGCTGATTACGATTGTCAGTATAAAGTCTACATGCATGCATACTCAAAATGCGGCACGTATAAACTAGAAAAGACCCATAAAATTGATTTTAGAATTCATAATCTTGATGGTTCGTATACTCTACTAGAAGCTAAAGGGGCGGAAACGGCAGACTACAAGGATCGGCGACGCTGGCTTGAAACATTTTGGCTGCCGCTGAATTTGGATCATGATTATCAGGTAATTTATTGTAAATCAAACCGTAAGCTCGCGAGCAGTTGGGCAAAAAAACGCTAAACAATACAGGGGTGTGATGTGGAGCAGATAATTGAAGATCTAAAGAGGGATGAGGGGTTCAGGGGCGTTCCGTACGTTTGCACAGGCGGCATGCTGACAGTTGGTTACGGCCGTAATCTTGTCAGCAACGGACTCACGGAAAACGAGGCTGATTATCTGTTACGTAACGACGTCGCGCGGGCAATCATTGATTTACAAATTCTGTCATTTTGGGCCGGTTTGAGTTCTGTTCGTCGTGATGTGCTCGTCAACATGTGCGTCAATTTGGGGTTTGACGGTTTGATGCAGTTTAAAAAGATGCTCAAGGCGCTCGCAGATCGAGATTACAGGCTCGCGGCAGATGAGATGATCCGTAGCCGCTGGTATACGCAAACAGGGAGCAGGGCGCGGCGCCTGGTCGGTATGATGATTCGTAACGAGAGGGAATGCGTATGAGAGAGCAGAAAATCAGCGCAGAAAAAGCCGCGCAGAGCGAAATGATAAAACGGCAGACAGAGGAGTTTTTAGCGCGCGGCGGAGAGATAAAGCGCGATGAGGTAAGCCGAGGCGCAAAAGACCTTTTTAATCCTCGTTTCGCCAAGTTGCATCTCGACTGGCTCAGCTCTGGAAGGGTGCAGACCCACGAAGAGTACGCTGAGCGCGTTAACACTGTGCTTGATCTGTATAATAGCGTCTGCTTGTCAAAGCGCCGGCTCGTCTCGTACGTCAACGCAGCGCCAATTATCATGAGGGAGATGCGCGACAAAGAGTTGCAGCATATCCCCGAACTAACAATCTTGAAATATTTATCAAAGCACGCAGCACGCAAGCGCGCAAAATCGGCTGTCGAGGCGCTAGCGCTGGGGGCTGCTGAATGTCGGGAATAATGGAGGATGAGGTTGTGCAGCTGCTTCGGGGTTGGGGCGCGTGGGCGGGGCGTGATCCGATGCGCCTAGGGTACGATCGAATGAATCTGCTGGGCAGGATGAAGGGCTCAACAGTGCGCAGTGTCTCGATCGATGAGACTGAAGCTCTTGCTGTTGATCATGCTGTCAGTCAGTTAGCATTGATAGACAAGTTTAGATTCGACGTCGCCGGCTATGCATTTATTCTCAATCTGCCTGACGCTAAGATCTCGCGGATACTCAAGCGGGGCCAAACGAGCGTAAGAACAGCCCGCCACTGCGTTGTAGCCTACGTGATGGGGCAGCTGCCAGCCAGTATCGATGCTGTGAAAAAAACGCTTGACGCGCGCGCATAAAGCAGTATATTTGAGTTATGCTTGGCAGAGCTGCAGACATTGTTAGCACTGCGTCATGTTAGACCCTGCCAGGTAACTTAGATGTTCTCAGGATGGAGCCTGTTTAAAATCTTGCCGGACTCAAACGGGCTTCATCTCTTCTATCTAAGATACACAGATTCACACTAAAGGCAGCGGTTAAGCTGCCTTTTTTTATGCCCAAAATAAACTACAGCTCAACAATCAATACATGGAAATCACAATAGAACACATCTTCACAGCGCTCAGCTCGATCGCTGCAGTGATCAGTGTGCTAGCTGGCGTGATTGCGTATCTGTACAAAATACTCAACGAGCGGCAGCAGCGCTCTGAAGATATGCTGATTGATCGGCAGGGTGCGACAGACAAAAAGCTCGACGAGTGCGAGGCATCCCATCGAGCCACTCATGAGAGGATAATCAGCATATCGGAAGATCTCGGCAGATTGAAAGGGATGGAAGCTATGCATGATGCGGTGTTGCGAGAAGTGAGGAGCATCAAAGATGATTCATGATGTTTTCACGCTCCTCAGCCTCGGGCTTACGCCGCTGACTATTATCTCGTGTTTCGTTGTCGTTGCGCTTTGGTATAAGTCGGCACTGCGCTCATATAGAAAAGATGAGCGCGAAGATATCGATTGGTTCATTATCGGCGTGGTGATCGGTTTCGTTGGGTCATCAGTCGATAATATGTATTGGGGTGTCGCGTGGTCTGCTGATTTCGTTCGTAGTGACTCCGCTGCTGAAATATTCAAAGGCGGGGTTTATAGCAATACATTTTTCCGACAGGCATGCACCGCTATTGCTGCTCTATGTCACATTAAAGCCGCTTCTGAAATGCGTATGAGCGTCGTTAAGTTATTACTAATGTTTAGCGCGGGTTTCGGTGTGCTGTACTGTCTGCTATTACTAATGATCCGTTTAAATTGGGTATAAATATGCTAAAAAAAGTATTTATGGCGCTCGGTCGTGAAAAGCTTCTTGATCTTCTGATTGTCGCGTTTGAGGCGCTGCAAGAGATTGATATTGATAAAGATTCGCAGCGCGATGAGCAGTTCTTTGATTTTATTCTCGCGCTGCTTCACGCTGCAAAATCCGGGTAGATTAAATGAGATATAAAATACTAACATTGTTTATCACCGCACTTTTTAGCACTGTTGCGCTTGCTGCATTCACAACGCAAGACGACAGTATTTTCGCGCGATTGTTGTCTGGCAGCTGGATATCTGATTTTTTTCACGACGGCGAAGATACTCCTGTTGCCAATCAACCGCCGGTAATTACATTAACAGGGGCCGGCACGGTCCAGTACACAACCGGCGACGCATACACGGAATTAGGCGCAAGCTGTGCAGATCCAGAGGATGGCTCTGTCACAGTTCCTGCGCCCACTTTCGCCAGCGCTTTAAACATGAATATTGCTGCAACATACACTGCAACATACACATGCACAGACGCTGGCTCACTCACTGATACTGCGCAGCGTAGCGTTGTTGTTAGTGATCCGCTCATAGCGAGTTATGGACCGCAGTCATCGAGCGCGTACCTCGATTGGGATTTCGATTTTGTTGAAACGTTCGACGGTCTGCAGGACTGGAAACCCGCGACAGGCTCACAGGGCAACGTGGGGGCCAACGTGGAGCCCGGCGAAGACGGTAATATTCACCCCGACCGAATGCCCTATCTCGCCGACGGCGTAACGCGCGGTGCGTGGGGTTACTATTCGCAATGGAGCAGCGATACAGGCGGCGATAATTGGATAGGCGCTTATGGTGATAACAGGGTATGGCGCGGGACTAAATCATTTACTCTCGATATGAGCGGCGCAAGCGGACCCAGTCGGTTTGGCCTATCGATGGGCGCAGGATATGAGGATGAGGTGTTTTTGTTTTTCATGGTAAATATGCCGAAAAGTATGTTTCCAACAAGCTGTGAAGGGGGCTCTTGTCAGTCCGGCGCAACGGGTACATATACAGAAGGGCAGCCGTACAGCTGGTTTGGTTCTTTCAAATTCGTTACGTGGAATGGGCATTGTGATGCAGAGATGTGTATTCCGTATTCCCCAGAATGGCATCAAATTTTCCACATCCAGCCCTACAATTATTGGCCTGATTCGCAGTACAACGGCGATTTAACGTTTCACATGGAGAGCCCCGAGCATGATGCCGATCATTGGGTGACGGGTTACGGGACGTCACTTGATAGCTATGTCGGCGACTGGTTCGGCGTTGAGTTGCATTTAACGCAAACTGACACACAAACTCTACACAGCATTTGGATTTATGACCAGCAAGGTAATGCGATAAAAGTTATTGATCAGCAGCCGTGGTCAACGCCAGGCGCTATGCAGGGCTTGTCTTGGAATAACTTTTTCTTCGGTGGAAACAACTCTGGCTTTTACGATTGGGGGCCAACAATGGACAGCTCTTATAACATAGACGATGTCATTATTGACTCTGATCGAATAGGCCCGAAATATTTCGGCATAATAAACCCGTAAGAGTTCATCTATGAAATTACAATTCGATTTAGGTACAGCAAGCAACTACCAGGACGCCGACACAAGCGAGTATTTCAACGCTGTGTCTGCTATCGATGCCGTGATAGCGTCAGGCTCTGTTGTCGATGTAGATAATGCTACAGCCACGGGCGTCGCGTTTTCTTTGTCTGCCAGCCCGTTTCAAGGGATCGGCGGCGCAACGGATGGTGGCGCTGATCCGTTCCCGTCCGATATCGCAGCGACCGCTGCCGGCAGGCCGATGACGATGAACGCCTCTTTTGCTTCTGCTGAAGCCGTTATTTCAGGTCTCCCAGACGGTGATTATGTTGTAACTGTTTTCGGGGCGCGCAATCTAAATAACGATTATCCCGCAACAGTTTCTGTTAACGGGCAGTCAGGCGTAAATTACAACGCAGACAATGCCGGCGATTATGCAGCGCACACAGCAACTGATACAGTCACGATATCCGGCGGCGCTGATTTAGATGTAAATATCAGTCACACTACCGGCGTCGGAAAATACGCATACGCCAACTTGATAACAATCGAAACATCAACGGCGCCAGCAATTACAAATATCGACGGAGATAATGAGGTTGCTCAGGGTCAAACGTCGGTCACGATAGCGTGCAATAACACACCCGCATCCGTTAGTAGCTGGGATGCCGATATCGGCGGTGATTCATTGACGCCGGTCAGCTGGAACAGCGGAAACCCCATCGTTGACATACCTGGGGGGACTACGTTGACCGGCTCCGCTACGTTAACGGTCAACTACACGGAATAAAATAATGGTTGCGATTACTCTAAATGCTGTCTCTGTTGTAGCGGCGGGTGATGTTGATGAGCCTAATTTATCGAGTCCGTCAGCGTCGGCGTTATCTGCAACAACGGCGTCGGGCAGTATCACAACTGACGAGGATAACGGCACGCTCTACTATTTGGCGTCTGAAAACGCCTCAGAAGATGCCGCGACAGTAAAAGCAGCCGGCAGTCAGGCGGTGAGCGCCACGGGTGCGCAGGCGGTTAGTTTTACGGGATTAACGCCGGGCACGATTTACTATGCGCATTACGTGCATCGAGATACCGCCGGAAACGATTCGACGGTATCTACCAGCGCGGCGATAACTACGCACTTTCGATTAACGCTGTCCGGCGTGTCCGTCGCCGGTGTCGCGCCAGTTATTGCGAGCGCGACAGGTAACGCCGCCGGCGGCACGGTCACAATAACGATTGAGTCCGGTTTTGATTTAACAGCAGCGGAAGCGGTCGCGGTAACGCTCAGCGGCACTGTATGCACAAACATAGTCGCAACCGGCGCGCTCACGTGTACTGCGACACTACCAGCTGACGGTTTCGCACTCGGATCAAATCAAAATCTTGTCATAGCTGTAGACGGGGCAAGCAGTTCACCACTTGCTCACGCATTTAATCCAGCGCTTGGCGCGTTCGTAACGCTCACACAGCCCTACGCAACATTACACCCCGACTCCCCTCTAAAAAATCCCGCTTACAGTGCGCTGGTTGCAGGCGATCAAGTCGAGTATGACCCAACGTCAAATCCGACCGCGCTCACTGTGTCGATCGCAGGTGACGGTCTCGTTACTATTACGGGCGCTGACGGCGAGGACGATCAATATGTCGATTTCGCGCTTATCGATGCTAGTGACAGCTATGCACGATCAAATGTTTCGACTTGGACTTTTTCAGAGTCCGGCGTTGATCAAGCGCCGACAGTCACGCCGCCGGCGAATTTAAACATTGAATACGCTAATGGCGGCTCGGGTCTCGATAAAAGTAACTCTAACTTAATCGCTTGGCTTGCGTCTGCGACTGCTGCCGATCCCGAGGAGGGGGCGATAACCGCAAGCGGTGACGTGTCAGCTCTCGCGGACCCGATACCCCCCGGCACGCATGTCATCACGTTTACAGCAACAGATACGGGCGGAAACGAAGGAACAGCGACAGCGTCGCTCATAGTCGCTGAGGCTGCTCTACCGCCCCCCAATACCGCACGCTACACAAGCGGCATGCAGACAGCGCGCATTGCCAGTGGCAGAGTAGATCAATACGTTTATTTTACCGCTGTTGATGAAACAGATTTAACAACCTCTGAAACCGGTTTAACAAATTTCACTGTAACCCGCACGCGCAACGGTGGCGCCCCTGTCGCGATGGATACCCCAACGGTCACAGAGGTCGATCCAGTCGAGATGCCAGGCGTTTACAGCCTTCTGGTTGATGAGGACACGACGATCGACGGGGGCAGCGAAAACGAGGAGATGGTGTTGAGTATCAAAGCCTCGGGCATGGCCGGCACGCTGAAATTTATAGAGCTCTACAACCCGAAAGTGACGGTTGAGGCTAATGAAGATAAGGGAGGCTATGCGATATCAGGCACTAAAAACACGCTCGATGATCTCGTTGATGTGACGATTGAAGCAATCGCTGCAGAGATCGTAAGCGCTATTTTTGCACGCTCTCACGCTGAATCTGTAGAGCCGCCCGCTGCGAACGCGAATCTTGCAGATAAAATCAACTGGATGTTTGCGCTGTCAAAAAATGATTTGATTCAAAACGCGAATACATTAGCGCTGCGCGATGACTCGGGCAATAACGACATTGCTGTTGCCCCTATTTCAGACGTGTCGGGGGTGACCAGACGCGGTAAATTCGTATGATCGATTCGAGGGCCGCAAGGCTTGCAGTGCTGAACATGGGCGCCTCTTGCCCTCGCGCTCTATTTGATCCCAGTGGCTCAGTCACTGACAGCAACCGCCGCCATCTGCTCGGGCTGTTTATCAGTATCCGCGTGTATGTCGTCGGTCAAATCGTTTTTTATTCACGCGAAAAGAAAATATTCGTCGGTGATGATAAGTTGGATAATTTAGTGGACGTAAGAACATATGAGGTACCGCAGGGTGACCCGCGCACGATAACCGCCGACTTTACATCGACGGCTGAAAACTTTGATGTACCCGTGGAATTTGTCGATTGGTTCGTTGTTGAGGGCACGTCTGTATCGTTGCAGAGTATCAGCAGCTTAAACGATGGCATCAGCACGATACTCATCAAGGCGCATGACAAAAAGATCGGGTGCTCTCTGATACGTGCTAGGGCAACTTTCAGTGATGGCCAGATGGCATCTAAATACGTTAAAATTCATGTAGTGAAACCGTGAGAGCGTTATGGAATTAGAGAAATGTAAGAGGCCTGGTTGCGATGTTCGTGCAGTATGTTTGAATACGTGCTGCGGAGGCGTGGAGTGCACGGTCAAATGCCGTAAGTGCAAGTTGAGTCTTGAAGAGCCATTGTCATCTGCATGCGTCGCAGAGGTCTGGATCGAATATTTGGATTCTGAAGGGGCTAGGCAATGACTATTGATTCAGTAGCGATTACTCGTCAAGCAGTACTAAACCCATCAAATAGTACTGTTCGACTTCAGTCGACTGGAGACAGTGGGGCAGTACAGCTTGACGTTCGGCCTAACGCCCTTGGGTCACGAGTGATACAGTGCGGGGTGCAGCTACCCGAGGCTGGCGTATCTAGCGTCAGCGAGCTTATGCTTAAAGACGAGCTGGGGCAAGAGGTTCCGGCCCAGTATGATATACAGGGGAATTGGCCCGACGGTTCGATAAAATCCGCTCTTGTTGCGGCTAGAGTAACCCCCGATCCAGTCAATAAAAAAACCTTTAATCTTGAATATGGCGCGGGGGTGACGCAGTCAAGCTACAGCTCTAATTTGAGCATGACGGAAAGCACTACTGAGTACGTAATCTCGACTGGAAAGATACGCGCCACGCTAGATAAAACGACTGGGCAGCTGATTAAAAGCGTCTACGCAGATACGGCAGGCGATCAGAGTTACGCGACTCAATTGTTAGGGCAGTCAGAAATATCGTCTGTTAATGCTCTAAATCAGGTTGAGTACCTCGCATCAAATGAGGTTGCTCCCACTTGGTCCGTAAAGCGAAACGGCACAAAGCATATCAGTTTGCAGGCCGTTGGGTATCTGCGCGACAATACCAACGCTCAGTACACAGAATTTAGAGTGTGGTTTGAGTTTTATGATGACTGCGCGGAAATTAATATTAAATATACGATGGTCGATAAAGAGGATAATAGCTCCAATCTAAGACCTGCAATGTATGAACATGACGTTGAATTCGCTGCCTCAAATCTCATCTGGAATTTTAATCATCAGCTCTCATCTAATTTAAAGTACATTTTCGGGGGAGAGAGCGCCAACGCGATTGGTGATTTGTCTGGGTATCAGCATCTTTTTCAGTCTGGCAATTGGACAATACAGCAAAATGGTCGAATAACCGCCGATCCTGCTAGCAGCGATAACGAACGCTCGGGAAATCAGCAGGTTTATTCTGGAGTGCAAGAAGGGAAGAGATCTAAGGGCTTTTGTACTCTGCATAATGGCACGGTTGGCGTGACATTAATGATCAAGCATATGTGGCAGAGGTGGCCGAAAGAGCTAGGGATGGATGATGGCTCTATCACTGCCGGTCTGTGGCCTGATCGATATCACGGAGGTTCACCGACAACTATTCATTCTGTTAAGGATGATGGCGAGTGGGTAAGACCTAATACTCTATTCCATGTCAGACATGGCATGGCAAAAACGTATGAGATGAAGCTTTTGTTTCATACCTCGACGCCTGATGCTGAAAATATCGAAAGAATTAAAGAGAACTACGAGTCACTTACCCCTGACCTTCTGGCCACTTCTCAGCACTACTGTACGAACAAGCACTTGTTCGATCTTATCCCAATGGACTCTGACTCAAGCACCCATTTTAATGCGCTTCACACGAATGTGCTTCATCGATCTTTGCTTAGATACCCCGACCATATCGAGCCTTTTGGAGATAGAGATTGGGGCGACCGCTATCGGACGGCAGGCTGGGAGATAACGTCACCGGTTAAACTAAACGGTTTTCTGAACGGCGCACATATCGGAGCGATAAATTATTACCTTCTCTACTTCAGGACGATGGAAGAGGACTGGCTATACGAGGGATACAGAGAGACCCGGTATTTTATGGATCTCGCAGTATGTCACTCAAACTTCACAAATCGATCCAAATTGGCGGAGTATGAACCGTTTCCGCCTGGATTGATTCAGGCGGCAAGTCACAAAGATATCGAGCATGCGACTCGTAACGGGCATACAGGGCATTGGCATCTATCCGGATTGGTACCCCATTATTGGCTGACAGGTGACCAGCGCGCGTATGAAGTTCTTGAAGAGATCGCTAAATATTTGGAGCATACTTCACAGTTTGACTTTCGTGTGCCAAGACCAGTGAATTACAGTTCTGACGGCCTTTCTAGAGGCTTTATAGAGGCAGAGCGCGACTTTGGATGGCCTTTTTATATAGCGATTGAGTGGGTTAAGGTCTCGAACAGCTCCGAATATTTTATGAATGTCACAACCCAGATGATGAAGTTCCTAGTGTCGTGGTGGCAGACACCTGATGATCACGTTTTAATAGACGTTGTGATTGGGCGTTCTGACTGGGAGCAAGGTACCGGTTATTGGCTTTTGGATAATACGGATAACGGCCCGTCTGGTACGTACTCAAACGGCCCGCAACCCTGGATATCTGGCTCTATTTTCCATCCAGCAGTCGAGTGGCATAAATTAGACGAGCGCTTTAACAGCGGTGTAGACCGACAGTTAGTGCGCAATATGCTTTATCAATGCATGCAGTTTCTTTTTACTTGGACATTATCTCCTGACGATACACATTTTTATTACTCTGAGGCTCGCAAGGGTGATCCTGATGATCCTGAGCTGTCGAATCCGAGGCCGTTAATAAGTCCGTTAACATGGATATACCTAAAGTACAAAGAGGATCTGTCCGCAGGCAATATTGAGCATCCGGAATGGTTCGATCACGAGCTTTGGAAGAGGGTGTTGATCAATAATTATAGAATACTGCAAAGTACTGGCTCACCGCTTTATAGTCATGGATTCTACGGGTATGAGAATGTATTCCCCGGTGAGTTTTGGAAAAATATGAAAATTATCGAGGCTGAAGTATGACAAACAGCATTGCTCTACCGATTAAATCAGATTACCGGATTAATGACGACGCTTATGTTAAATCGGTAGAGCATGCCGGGCGCGTTTATGATGTAGAGATCGGCGACCAAAAACAGAAAGGTCGCTTCTATCCACAGCTAAAAACAAAGCTATTCGACAATCAAGCTAATCTTTCCGTTAGATATCTCAGTGACGACGATCAGACCACTCCGCACGTCGAGAAAGACATGATTGTCTGGGAAAACGACAAAGAGCGCGCAGAGATTTATGAGCTTGAGCGTGGGTTTGAATTTTCGGTTGTTCTCAAAGAAAAGCCAGCTGATGAGTACCTCAAGTTTAGTCTGCAACATAAAAACCTCATTTTCTGCAAACAAGGCGAGATCACACAAAAAGAAGCAAAAGAACTTGGCGTAAGTCTCAAAGAGGCAAGAGCAGGGCGACCCGAGAATGTCGTCAACTCGTATGCTGTATATCACGACCCGCGCAACACTGATGTAACACAGATAAATAACTACAAAACCGGTAAAGCATTCCACATTTACAGACCGTGGGCCGAGGACGACAGCGGAAACCGGGTGTGGTGCGACATAGATATTATCGACGATATCATGATTGTCACGCTACCCCTCGAATTTTACCGGACAGCAAAATACCCTTTACTCGTTGACCCTACATTCGGTTACAGCAGCCAAGGCGCCACAGAAGTGACAATAGGCGACGTCGGCGCAAGCGGTATGAAAATCATATTAGCAGACGCTAACAAGCTGCTAAACGCTCCAGCGGGCAAGTCTGTCAGCAAGCTCTCTATGTATGTGAGAGCTGTTACAGGCACGGGAACGGTCGAGGTGGGCGCGTACGACCTCGGCGACCTGAGCTTACTCGGTAAGACAACGCTATCATTTGCGAGCACTGACGCTGTGCTCGTTGAAAATAGTGTGAGCTTAGCGCTGACGGCAACAAACGACTACACGCTCGCATTCGGAAACACTGAAGATTCTGGCGTTGAAATTAAAGGCTTTTATGACACGCCGGGCGGCACAACCATGGTTCGAGGCAGCCCTGAAACCGGCGCGCTACCAGATCCGTTTGTCCTGGGCGGTGGTGTCTCTCAGTTGTTCTCATTATTTGCGACCTACGGCGACGCAGCAGCGGCACCCACGTTCAATGGCGCGGTCCCTAACTACAGTGGCCCGCGCACAACACCTGTCGTTATCAAGGCAGGTACGTATTTCGATAACGCCGACAGCTACTCAGTCGCTAATTTGCCCGCAGGCGCGGCATTTAGCACGACTACCGGTGAATTGACATGGGCGAGCCCAACGAATGGCGCGTACAGCAACATACAGATAACCGCTGCAAACGCATTGGGCACAGCAGACTCAAACACGTTTAGCATCACTGTCAATGCTCAGTCTCCAGTGCTCATAGAGCCAATTAATAACATGATCAGCTCGAAAGACAGTGCAATAGCGAGCTTTGACGCTTCAACACATTTTGATTTTGGGGCATCATTTGCTGCAACTGAACTGCCAGAGGGGCTATCAGTCAGTGCGCTGGGGGTGATCAGCGGCACTCCTACAGAGGAGTCAGGATTCTCAACGTATGTTACTGCAACTAATTCAGATGGCTCGACGAACTCAAATACGTTCCTATGGACAATTGGCGCAGCGTTACCTATCCCAACGGTATCTTCAGTAAACAGCGGTAACCATCTCCAGAGATCGCAAACCATTACCATAACCGGTAGTAATTTCGGGGGCACCCAGGGTTCAGGGTCAGTTGAGTTTAATAATACAGCGCTTACAGTCACTAGCTGGGCGAACACTTCGATATCGGTTGTCGTGCCTGATGAAGGTTTCATTTTTGGCGCAATACACGCGCTTATTGTCGAAAACGATGCCGGGTACTCTGTGACCCTGTCAGAACAGTTTGTGCCGGGGCCTGGATATTCGTACACAACTCTTAGCGTTAATTACGCTGGGTTGCCATCGGATTCTTTCATGTACGGGCAAGCCGCCTTGGGCTCGCTTGCGGTAGGTGATCAGGTGTCATTTCAGAGTGTTGCCAGCCCGCAAGGCACGTTAACGATTGACGGCTTCGGGGTAGCGGTGATCTCTGGTGCCGGCGTAGCGGGTAATTACACGTTTAACTACATGATCAACGACGTCTCTGATTTGACCGTGTCATCTAACGGCACTGCAGTTGTGACGTATGCAGGCTCTGACGACGATGTTAATGCCCCGAACTGGGCTACGGCACCAGCGGTTTCTAATATTGTCGAAAACGGGCTGACTGTGACGGCTGCTATCAGTGAGATAGGTAACATCGGTGTAGTTATTGTTCCGACTGATGAACTTACGCCGAGTCCGACACAAGTCCTCGCAGGCCAAAACGCGCTTGGGGGTGAGCCCTCAGCCTCTGCGGCTATTACAGATGGCACATCTATCAGCGAATTAATCACAGGCCTCGATGATGGCTCACCGTATAAAGTTTGTTTTGCCGCTGAAGACGACGAAACGCCGGCGAACATTCAGGCATCAGTGTCTGTGATCATCGCTACAACGCTAAAGACGCCAGACTTAACGCCTCCGGAATTCATCAGGGGGCCAACGGTCAGCGCTGTTACGCAGTCGGGCGCAGTCCTAAACGCTGAAATCAATGAGTCTGGCACCGTTTTCGCTATTATTATCGATGCAATACATGGCGACCCCTCTAGTCCTGAGGTTATCCTCGGTTATTACACTAATGAGTCCGGTGGGTCTGTAAACCCTGCTGTCGTAGCATCTGCGTCCGAATTCAATAATTATTCTATCAGTAATCTTGCCGCAGGTAAGGCTTATAAGGCCTGTTTTGCTGCGAGAGATTCTGCTAATAACGCGCAGCAGGCCCCGACAATCATTAGCTTCACTACGTCACAAGCCGGCTCTATTCGCTCGTTAACTGAGACGCTAAAAGATGAGCGCGGTAGCGCAATTGCTAGCCGCCTCCTTGACTGGCAGGTACAGGATGAGTGGGGGGTGATGACGGATAGAGGACAATTAACAACTGATGCTAATGGCGAATTTACTCTAACTGATCTGCAGGCTTCCCCGCTTGGCGCTTATCTATTTGTAAAAGATCCGGCAGATCAGAATGTACTGGGTGCATATCCAGTTAGTATAGTGGAGAGCTAAAATGGCTTTAATACTGAGAGATACGCTATCAGATGACGGTACAAGCCGAATACTCGATAACGTCATCTATTTAGCACCGTTTAATGATCCGCCTGTATTTACCAACGGAAACTCTATTTCTGTTATTCAAAATCAATCTGCTCAATTGCAATTAACTGCGACCGATCCCGAAAGCGACACGCTAACGTTTAGCGTTGTTGGCAGCTGGCCGGCGTGGGCGACGCTTGCAGGCGACACGATCACAGTAGCGCCTGACATTACTGTTGCGCACGGCAGCTATGCGATTGTTGCGCGTGTGAGCGATGCTGAAAACTCAGTTGATCAGACGATAACTGTCAGCGTTGCGTGTGCAGACGTCTTGATAATTGCCCCATTCAAACGCGCTGTTATTTGGGACGAATTGCAAACGCCTGATTTAATCATTGGCGACACGTTCTTGCATACTGTGACGCTTGTCTCTGGCTCGTGCGGGGACTCTTACGATCTATCTGCAGCTGATTCGGTGCGTGTTGCGCTTGTTAGCGCTACACATGAGCGTCTATATAGTAGCGTTGTAGAGCTGCTATCTAGCGATATTGGCGCTGACTGGGATAATGGCGTGGTCACTGTGCTGATCCCCGAGTCTGTCACGCAGGAGGCGGAGGGCGCGATTAAAGGCGTCTCTCTCGCTAAACTGGAGATTGAGGTGAGATTGCTGGGCAATTCTTTCACGTGGTTTGCGCCCGTGCGTGTTGTTTCGGGTTTTGTTGGATGAGGATTGGGCTTAAGAGCGAGATGGAGCGGCTCACAAAAGACCTAAACGAGCTTCAGAAAAAACAAATCCCATTCGCTACATCCAAGGCTATCAACAGCATCATAAACAAGCAGATATCGGCACAGAAAAAAGAAATTAAAAAGGTCTTTGATAGGCCTGCCCCTCTCACAAGCCGGTTTTCAATTCACTTCATTAAGTCGCGCAAGGACCGGCTTGAGGGCCGGGTCTATCTCAATGATTGGGTGATGAAGGGTAACGCGCCAGAGAAGTACTTAAAATATCAGATTGAAGGCGGCGAGCGGGCGCTCAAGGGTTTCGAGAAGTTATTGGCAAGAGTAGGCGTTCTGCCCAAGGGATATTTTGCTATACCGAGCAAGCGAGCTAAGCGCAACGCATACGGTAATATGATGCCTGGGCGGCTGAACTATGCGCTTTCATTTTTCGGCGCTCAGAGAATGCGCGAAACGAATGTGCAGCATCACAAGAAGCGAAGAACCAAGTTCCAGTTCATCGTGCGCAAGCCAAGAAACGGTATGTCGGGCGGCATATGGCGCCTCGATGACAACGGCAATGCATACCCGTACCTCATTTTTGTAAAGAGCGTTAAGTACAAGCCCCGCTATGACTTCGACGCTGTATCAG